GTCATCTCATATTGAGCGCCTAGATAAGTGATGTTACCTAGCTTAGATGGCTGATGAAAGTGACCAGAGTATACTGAGTCAAACTTTTGGAAGATGTTACGATCTAGTCCAGTCTCACATATATGACCTTTATCCATCTCATAACCTACGATCTCAAAGTGACCCATGAGTACTTGCGCTTTAGTATCAGCAAAAGCCTTCATGCTCTTATCGTAGTTATCTGCACACATCCATGGTGCTAACATAACCTTACACCCGTCCATGTCGAGTTCTACTGGCTCTTCCCAGTATAGATGTAAGTTCTCGTAGTTAGACGTGCCATACAATTGTCGTAGGCTGTTCACTGAGTTAGTATTCTTGAAGTATGTGTCATGATTACCAGCAACGATATAAAGCTGGATATCTTCTTCTGCACACACCTTCATGAAGTTTTCTTCTAAGTTCTTCGCTGTAACAAAATTGATATACTTACGTCTATCTGTCAAATCTCCTAAGTGAAAGATCGTCTTGATACCGTTTTCACGTAGATAGGGGAAGAATACCTCACGATAGAACATATGCATATGCTCTGCAATGGCGGCGTTGTCGTTACGAGCGCCCCAGTGTGTGTCGTTGAGTATCGCTATCTTCATTCTTTTTCCTCTTTTTTATCCTCATCGATAAACTTCTCAAGACCCTTTCGTGCCTTGGTAGTCTGCTTCTTCTTAGACTCCATGCGCTTCTCATAGTTAGCAACGAAGTCAGTCATGTAGTCATTGTTCAGGTCGACATAGTTAGCATCGCCCTCAGCATCACCATCTTTGTCTACTAGTGTGCCTGTGAGCATAGAGTTTTCTGTCACCTTATGTCTAATATACACTTGTTTCTTCTCTTTGTCAATACGTCTGAGAAAGGCATACCAGATTATTTGTGTGAAATATGCAAAGGGGTTCTTAGATTTTGTTGGATCAAAGTTGCCTAGTGCTTGGATAGCGTTCTCTAGGCCATCACTTACCATCTCTTCTCTGTAGGTGTAACCTGAGAAGTTTGGCTTAGTAGATAATCTGTTCGAAATCTGATAGATACACTCACCGATATAGTTCGGTATCTGAGGATTCGGATCACCTGAAGCCTCTGCTTCTTCGCATAGCTTCTTGTAGTTGATAATCGCTTCCAGAAACTCTGCGTTGTTTACGTAATTTTTAGAGGCTCTTTTTTTCATTTATAGTTCTCCGTATAATAAAGTTATACAATAGTCTATATAATATCACAAACAAGACTGCCTGTCAAGTAAAAGTTTTTTTCATTTATGTATTGACAAACGGTGAGACCATGTGTATAATCTCTTTAACGCCTTTGAGATAAGACTAATGTTTTATAGATGACTTAGCTTCAAGCATAGTTGTAAACATATCTTCGAGGTCATCATTGTCATCATCTGACATAGAGTAGTCAGCATCTTCAGTCTGGTATCCGGTAGTTATTCTCACAACAAAATCATCATAGTATTGAGTGGCTTTCGTACTGGCTTTAGACATGTGTATGATATCTTTTTTAGCGAAGACGCACGAAGTCTCTTCGGAGAAGAGTAAGTAAGACTTAGCGTACAATCCTTGATGCGGATCTACTACAACTTGGATGGGGTTATTTACTAGAACATTTTCGCCAGTTTCAACGTTGCCAGCCTCGACAACGCCAATGATATCCTGACCTGATGATAATTTTATCGTTACGTATTCAGTCATTTGTTATCCCTTTATGTCAACGTTGTAGATTCTGAATTCAAACTCTTCATCACTATAAATTTTCACACGTTCTTTGAAATGCTTCACAGCGAAGTTCTCTTTCTGCTTCCACTGTAAGTTGTCTACTATGTCGTATAGAGTTGCTTTATCTTTGCCGTTGCCTTTTCTCAGAACTCTACCTATCGATTGGAGATTTCTGATTTTCGATTTACTCGGGCTTGCAAAGATAATGTTATCCAAACGCTTGATATTGACACCAGTACTAAAGGTACCATAACTAGCGAGAATAATATTGTCAGTCCCTGACTCAACCAAATGTCTAACTGCCTCACGTTCTTCCCCACTAATTGCTCCGTGGATAAAGTGTACGGCTTTATTCTCATTCTGTAACATTGGATGCAATATCTTACCATGCTTCTCGACAAACTGAAACAGTATGAGAGTGTTACCCTCAAGTGACCAAGCCAAATTTCTAATAAACTTATTACGTGCTTCACTCTTTACTATCCAATCAATTTCTTCTTGGTATGACTTATTCTTATTTATCTGTCTTATTTCTTGCTGGTATTCCAATATGATTGCTTTGATGTTGAAGTCGGCTAGTGTCTGCTCCTCGATCAGTTTCTTAGTCTCTGTAACTTTATACACTTTACCGAACAGTCCTTCAAGTACCAGCTTATGAGTCTGTGAGTCATCTAGTGTACCAGTGAAGCCAAATCTATACTTGACGTTCGGAGTTTTCTCTAGTATCTTAGTGAGAGACTTTGCTTTGAATAAGTGTGCTTCGTCACCCATGACCACATCAAACTTGTCGAACCAGTCTTTACGCTGTTTGTAGATAGACTGCCAAGTTGTGACTGTATAGTCTGCTTCTACATTCTTATCGACACCACCAGTAATCTTGTGTATGTCTAGTTCTCTGTTCTTGTTATACTCTACAAAATCAGTAGACATCTGTAACACAAGAGATGTAGTCGGCACAATGATAAGAACTTTACGTCCTTGTTCTACGTGATATCTTGCTAGTGTATAGATGATATAAGACTTACCAGACGCTGTAGGTGAAAGAAACAATGCACGATTGTACTTTAGACCACGAACGATAGCGTTGTTCTGATAGTCTCTTGGAGGAAAAGAACTGTCAAACTCTTTAGCAAGTTGATAGCCTGCGTCATCGTTTACTTCTTGCGCCTCGTACACATCATTGATATGTTCTACTGTGTAGCCTCTGTCGTAACAAAACTTCTCGACATATCTTGTAAGACCTGCGTATACCATACCAGTCATACTATTGAATAGTCTGATCTTACCATCCCACATACGGTTACGATATGCTGGCATGAACTTATAACCAGGTACGTAGAATTCAAAATACTCACTCAACTCCATCTTAGTCGATGGTTCTGCGTGTATGCGTATGTTGATCTCATCGACCTTTTCAATCTGCACTGTCATCTAAATAATTCCCAAAATCTGCCAATCAAAATCAAAATACCTACTGCTATGAACCAAGTGAGTGCATTACCCAAATCTGATTCATACCACACAAGTATTGTACCTACTATCCATACAACTTTTGCTGTATATGTTTTCCAGTTCCAAATTACATACAACAGACCTTCCCAACTACGCATCTTCTCAGGCTTATCAAAGCCAAAGTCTGTCTTCTCTTTCTGATGTTCAAACCAACCCAAGCGCCAAAAAATTAGAGCAGGTACTCCAATCACTAGAAATAATGCGAGTAAGCCCATGAGTGGATCTGATTGTTCCATTACATAGCGCCTGTTCTAAATCTCTCCCAGTCAACAATAGTCTTCAACTGAAAGCCTCTGTTACTGATCATTTTTATGATAGACTCAAGATATGATACCTTCTCTTCAGCAAAGCCAATGCGTAGCGATAGATGTATAACATCTTTATCTGCTTCGACATATGCGGCAATGTCTTGTCTGAGTATCTTGAGAGGTTGTACTTCCCAGCCTAAAGAGTTCAGTTCAGTGATATCTAGTTCACCACGATAGTACTGACCCTTGAGTTTACATAACTCTTTATAGTCTGCTTTGAGTTTCTTCAAGCGTAGACCCTCGTCTACGTAGTGCTTGAAGTACTTGTTGTGTAGTTTAGGTATCTTTGCGCTTTCGTTAGATACGTTGGTCTGATCGATTTCACTATCTTCAGCCCACATTGTGTAGATGTCTTCTATATTCATTCAATTCCTCACGGTCAAAAAATACATGCTTATACATTATAACTGGCTAGAAGCCAAAAGTCAAGATAGAACTTTGATGGTGTACGATGAGTATCTAAAAGTAATATCTGTTGTTGGTACAGTAGGCACACTATTAGTTATATCAAGTGGCAAACCGCCAACGCTGGTCGGGAACATATCGATAAAGGTGAACTCTACGTTAGGGTTCTTACCGTTAGTTAGTAGTGTAAGTGTAGCATCAGAGTATACTCCGTCGCCACCATCGCCGATCAAATCTGCGTACTGTTCAAAACCCTCAGGTTTTGTTAGACTGATCAGCCAGTTCCACGCATCTAAGTACGCACCAAGATTTTCATCTATAGCGATTTGCATCGTGAGATCACCAAACTGCACTTTATCGCCTGGACGATATACAGTCTTGAATGGCGTCATCTGTTCAGTTACGCCAGATGAAATGTCTGGTATAGTAACGTTCTGAACAAAGAACTGTGTGTTGGGCATACGCTTTAGTTGAAAGCGAAACTCAACTGGATTTAGAAAATTTTGTAACTTCATATTACCCTCATAGAAGTAATTTGGCTCTGTTACTATTTATACGCACAAAAAAAGGGAGCCCGAAGGCTCCCTAATCTGTTCAGTCAACTAGCTTCCCGCTAGTCTCTGACTTCTTATTATAGAAGGTTGGTTACTGCTGTACGTCTGTAGTAGACGTTAGTGTTAGCAGCCAGTGCGCCTTGGTTTGTTTGAGTTGCGCCACGTGCGAATGGGTTTGCAACCATTCCGTAACGAGTCTTGAAACCAATTTTTGACTGGAAGCTGTTCTCACCAACTGCACGAACCATTTGCAATGGAACGTATGGGCAATAGAACAGACCGGCATCAAATGCACTTGAGCCTTTGTAGCCAACAACCATGTAGTTTGCGCCTGCATATGGATCAACATATACACGGAAACGACCATTCAGAACACCGACGAAAGTGTTACCAGTATCGTCAGGCTGTAGGTTGTTAGAGTTCAACGCTGGAGCGTAGTCTAGTACACCAGCCATTTGTAGAGCAGATGCTACATCTGATGAACAAAGGATAATGTTACCTTTCCCTCTACGAGTAGCTTTCGCAATTGCGTTAGCTTCTGTTTCGATTTGGAACATAAGACCTTTGAACTTCTCTACTGACCAACGACCGTTAGCATCGACATCTAAGTCGAAAGTACCGGCAGAAGCAGTACCCGCAGAACCTGCAACAGCGTTGCTGTATACAGTACGGATCACTTCACGGTTGATCTCAGCTAGAAGCTCGGCAGACAACATGTTAGCCAACTCAGTTTCAGCATCCAAACCATGGATAGCTTTTAGATCCTGAGCGAGTTCAGTTGTGTACTCTGCTTTCAAGGCACGTGACTTAGCTTCAACAGAAACTTTGTCGATTTGGAATGACATCTCAGCGAAAGATCCAGCAGTAGTGCCTAGTTCTTCAGCGGCATTAGTAGTCATACCAGTACCTGATGTTTCTGATCCTGCACCCAATGCGTTAGCGTGAGTACCAGTACCAGAGAAGTCTGTGTCTGCTTCGTTATAGAACGCTTCAGATTTGACTTCGTTGTTTGCGCCATCTACGTAGTTGCTACGCATTGCAAAGATCAGACCAGTTGGTCCAGTCATAGGCTGTACGCCTGCAATATCGTATGCTACCAAATTAGGCATCGCACGGCGTACTAAAGAAATTAGTACGGGATCATACTTGTCCATTTGGCCAACGTTGTTGACGGGTCCTAATTCAGCTTCAGAAAGAAGTGTAT